GGAGTTTACGCCGGTCCACTGAATAGTAGAGGGTTCGCCCCGAATTATGAGGAGGATTTTGACGTAAAGCGTTTAGCGATGACCCATTTCGCGGAATTTCAGGAACAAATTGAGGGAGATAATGTTAAAGTATTACCTGGTAATTGGGCTTTCAACTGTAAGAATATTGAAGATATGGCATCCTCACCAACAGGAGACTACAAATTACAAGAGTTGATCGATGGGTATTTTTCTAGAATCGGGATCGATCTTGTTCTTCCAAATATTGGTGAGTTTGAACCTCGTAGGCTCGATAGGCTTGGTGTTAATGGTAAAGCAGACCCTGGTATCTTGACTTCTAACTTGGTCGGTAAGAGGCGCTCAATGACAACAGGATACACTAAAGCGATAGCGAAGGAGTATCTGAAAACTATAATGTCTAGCGCAGAGCAAATTCTTGACACCTCCCTGATAAAGGTTGGTGGAAGGGAGAAACGCGTCTCACTTAAGACGAACGAGGTTAAGCAAATTAAAACTAGGGCGATTTTGCAGATGGAAGATGTACCTACTCTAGTGTGTCAAACTTTAGCTCAGCCTATAACTGAGAGCTTGCAAATACTAGATGATGGTTTCAATTATGCGGGGAGGGTTAATGGTCGTGGGAATTTCATTAAGTTGTACGATAGATTTAAGACTAACGGTGCTGATGGCACTGCTAACTGGAATGCTGATTTCTCTGGTCATGACAATAGTGTGACAGAGCAACAAATGGTAGTGGCATTTGCGATGTTGCGGCTAAGTTATAGAGAAGGTCGTGATATTGATAAATTGTTCTATTATGCATTAGGTAGCATGGTCTTTAAACATGTTGTATTGCCAGAGTCTAGATTGATTTATCGTCTAGATAAGGGTGTGCTAACTGGCCACCCTTTTACCAGCATCATTACGACTCTCTGTAGTTACGGTAGTATTGCAACGGCGATCAATTTAACGCACTCCCGTTCGGAAAGAGACAAGACAGTTTTGCACATGGCTGGAGACGATTGTATTGGTAGAGGTCCAATTAATAAAATCACTGAAATATCAACTACTATCAATACTAAAACTAATAATCGGATGGATGATTTAGGTCAGACTTCTGGTTTCGTCAATGGTAATAATTTAGTCACCATGTTTAGTTTCTTGAAGAAAAAGTATGCCTGGCTCCTCTTTAGTTGGAATACATTGGAATTGTTAACAAACTTGGTTTATCCCACCAGCATCAAGTTAAACTGTTGGTCAAAGATTGGTAACTACCGGTTAATGGCTCTAATGGCACCCTTTGATTATAAAATCAATGAGTTTTTGAAAAGGTGCATAATCCTAACTATCATAAACCAGGCAACCAGTTGCTATCCTGGAGGTCTTTTAAACTACAAAACAAAGCTACATAATATGAGTACATGGAGTCAAGATTGTATTGACATTTTGAGGCGCAGGTCCTTATTGGTGAGCTTGAAGAGTAGTGACTTCCCTAAATTTCACATTCGGGCATATAACACGGACCGAGGGGAGTATGTTGCTCTTGACACTCACAGCTGGATTGATTGTGAATTGAAGTTGTTTGATACTAAGGTACGAAATGCGCAAAGACTTATGTTGGAGAACCGTGTGTTTAATAAATATGTGTCTAGGGTCCGATTAACGGTGTTTGATACAAATAAGACTTATATATATCCGGCAGTGTGGCGTAACAGTCCATTGTCGTTAAGTCACTTATATGGTATTGTGTATAAGAGGCGTATACCCGTTATGAAC